GGATTAACTTCCGCAACAGACGAGTTGTTAGAAGATTCAGCAGTTAATTTGGCGAACTACTTAGTGTCTTTGTTTGGAGAAGGATTAGCGTATTTTGAAGACTACAAGTTCTTGAGAGGTAGTGGTGAGGGTGAGCCATTAGGTATTATCACAGCCACAACCATAACAAGCGTAGCAAGAAATACATCTTCAAGGATATTACTTGAGGACATTTTGGCATTAGATAAAAACCTTCCAGCTTGGGCAGATAGAAATGCAGTTATATTAACGACAAAGGCAGGAATAGAACAATTGAGGTTAATTGGTGTTGAAAGTACAACCTCAAAGGTTGTATTCCAAGAGAGCTTAAGAGAAGGACAGCCTCCAACATTGCTCGGAAAGTCAATTGTCTTAACAGACAAACTTCCAGCAATCGGAACGAGAGGAGATATTGTCTTTGCTGATTTGTCTAAGTATTACATCGGAGATAGAGGCGCGATTCAAATTGCGTCATCTACTCACGACAGGTTCAGGTATGATGAAACTGTGTTTAGGTTGGTAAAAAGACACGACGGTCAGCCAGCTATCCCACAGGCATTCGTTGTATTGGGCGCTTAATAACCTATGACAGATAATCTTGAAAAAGAAACAACACAAGTAGTTTTATTAGCCGCATTACGAAGAGGCGATGGAGTTGCTTTAGCAGTTAACGGTACTTCCGTTGATTTAGCTGGAGAAGGTAGAAGGTTAATGGTTGTAGTATCTGTTGGTGCAACAGCAACAGCAACAGCAGTTATTACAATTGAAGAGTCAGCAGATGATTCAACCTTTGCGACAATGACTGGTGGGTCTATTGCGATGAATACTACTGGTTCAGAAGTTGTAGATTTAACTCCTTCTAAAAGGTACATTCGAGCGACAATTACTCTGTCAGAAACAGATGCAATTACCTCTGTGTATAATGATTGCGCGGTAGTTGGTATTGTTTACAACGAAAGATACCGACCATCTAATGTTGCTTAAGTGGAAATAGAATAAGATGTTTCCTCCCTGTTACAATAGCGTAATGGGGAGGGAATAATCCTCCTTGATATAGTTGTCGGAAGAACATATAATTAGCATATAATACTTAAAAAATATAATATGCCATCAGGAATTTATAAAAGAGAAGGGACAGGAAATGGATTTCAAAAAGGACATTTGGTTCTTGGTGGGTTTCAAAAAGGTAATAAAATCGGACGAAGAATAAAAAAGGGAGAAAAATTAGCATTGGGAAAACGTTGGAAAGTTAAAGATACTTCTAAAAAAAAAGGTAGAAAGATAAAAGATACTTCTAAATATAAAGGTGGTAAAAAAGGTAGAAAGATAAAAGATACTTCAAAATGGAAAACGACTGGCAATGGATTTCAGAGAATAGATGGCACAATAAGAAATTATCCATATGACTGGACTGAAATTTTAAGAGAAAGTATTAGAGAAAGAGATAATCATATCTGTCAAGAGTGCGGACTACATCAAGACAAATTAGGCGGTTGTTATAAAAAATTAGATGTTCATCACACAGACTATAATAAAAATAATCTTGACCCAGAAAATCTAATTACACTATGCAGGAGTTGTCATATCAAAACAAATAATAATAGGGCATATTGGATAGAGTATTTTCAGGAAAAATAATAATAAATTAGGGTCGTCTATGTCAAAAATTAGGCAATGCGAAGAGTATCCTGCAACAGCAGTAGCAGTAGAACCTAAAGAGGTTATTGAGGTAGCAGAGAAGCCAGCGAAGAAGAAAAAGAAATAGTAAAATCCCTCCCGGTTGGAGTAGCCCGGCCGGGAGGAAAAACGATGGATAAAAAAGAACAAGAGGCAAAAGCACTAACATTTGAATATCTTCAAAAACTTAATTTTATCCTAAAAAAAATAAGGTTGAACGATAAGGGTATGTTTGAAACTGCCACTACTGAAGAGCAGGCAGAACAAAAAACGAATGGCAAGTTAATTGTGACTAAGGTGGAGTTTCCAAATGAAGGTGGTATTTTTACTCACTTTGAAGGAGTGCCATTTATGAAAGGTTATCCTTTTGGAGATGATGTGGAAAGGGTTGATGAAGCGAAGAAGATGGCGATGAGGCAATTATGGGGATTTTACAGAATGCCGAAGTGGAAGTTTATATTTTTATTGCCAGTATTCGGAGTTTTTACTAAGAGTTTGGTCATATCTTATTGGGAGTATATTAAAAAATACAGATTCAAGCCGATAAGATATTGTCAGGCAGTAAGAGAGATTTATACAGTATTTTTAAATTTAGGCAGGGATTTAAAAGGAATTGATTTAGAATTATGGGAGATGATTAGAGATGATGTTTGTTTAACAATGGAATCTGATGACGCATACAAGTTCAGGTTTCAGCTTATAATAGTTGAGCTGAATAAAGATAATTTAAAAAAGAATCCGGTAAAAGAATTGAAAAGATTGATAAAACTACTTTCGGATAGAGAAGAAAATGTCGGAATGAAACAGAAGTGGACAATGATTAGCAAGTATTTATTTTTAATAAGATTTAAGCCGAAAGTTTTTAAGATTTTTATAAAGTTTTTAAACGAAATGAATTTAGACGAATTGAAAATGGACGAGAATGATTTATGTCACGCAAAAACAAAAGTTTTATTTAATTGGGGTAAATAAATGGCACGAGCGTACACAACAATAGCGAGAGTTCAAAATTATTTACTTGTTACAATCGAGGCTTCCTTCGTGGCCCAGATTACCGAGTGGATTGAGGTGATGTCAGAATACATCGAAGGCGAAACAAGCAAGGTGTTTGAAGCCGATGCATTAGCATCTGCTAAAAAGTATGAGATAAAGCAAAAGGAAACCGATGATATTGGCAAGTATGTCGGTGCTGTCAGAAGCTTGCAAATTGATGACGCAGTAGAAGTTGATAGTGTATCTATTGATGACGAGGCGGTAGATGTAGGCGATTATCTGCTATATCCGGCTAATTCATTGCCCAAAACAAGGATTACATTAAAAGAAGACTCAGGATTATTGTTTACTGAGGGTGAGCAGAACATAGAGGTATCGGCCAAGTGGGGATATTCAGAAACGCCACCAGGAGATATTATATTTGCTTGCACAGTCTTAGTTGCAGGTATAATAAACAACAGCTGGTCAAGTGAAGGCGAAGTTAAATCAGTTTCTATGGGTGCTTACAATCTGACTTTTAAAGACGAAAAACAATTAACAGATTTTGACAGAGTTGAGGAGATATTAGCAGGTTATCAGAAAATTGATGTCTAAACAACCATATTTTACAAAAACAATAAAGACAAAAAGGATAACAGCTGTGGCAGGCACAGATAATCAGGATTGGCAGGATAATCTGCCAGCAGTTAGTTGCAATATACAGCCATTGGATGGCTCGTTCAACGAAGATTTAGGGGGTTCTTATGGAAAAGACCATTTAATGTTTTGCGACATTGTGGATATAATAATAGGAGATAAAGTTATAGACGGAACAAAGGAGTATCTGGTTAAAGAAGCAAAGAATTACGAGGTGATGAGTTTTTCAATTATGGAATTAAATATCCGACTATGCCAATAACCATAGATATAGACGCAAGCACAATGGACGGAATTAGAGAGTGGGTTAAAAAAAGACCTAATGAAATAATAAAAGAATTAGGCAGAGCAGTTAAGTTTTCTGTTATTGATGTTGAAAGGGAAACGAAAAGGAACGCGCCGGTTAAGACAGGAACATTGCGAGCTTCAACAAATCATTTTTTATATAAAGACGACTTATCGGGAGAAGTTTTTTCAGGAGTTGAGTATGCGATTCATCAGGAGTACGGAACTAAACATTTTGCGGGAAAGTTTTTTATGACGAGAGCAGTTAATAGTTTAAAGCCGAAGATAACTAAGTATTTTGAATTAGCATTAAAAAGGGTAGCCACAAGATGATAGTCACTTTAAGAGATGCGATAAAAACTTCATTAGAAGCAATTGTGCAAGGTGATGGCACAAGAAAAATAGTCGTTGTGTACAATTACCCAGAGTTAAAGCCAACCGGCTATCCATACGCCTATGTGCTTTATCGAGGTGATGATTCTGAAGAGTTAACAAACACA